AGACAAGGGGAAGGCATTGGACACGATTTACCTTATCGGAGCGCCGGGAAGCGGCAAAACAACTCTGACAAAAGAGCTTCAAAAGGACTGGGCGAAGGTAAACATGTATGACAGACCCTTTAAGTAACAAGAGTACGAATCACCCAATCTAGGGAAGGTTCTTTCTCTCGGGTGGGACAGATTGCATTTCAGCGGAACAGATACCCTCGGTAATACCGTAATACGACAGATGCCGGAGTTCTACGAGTACGCGCAGCAAGAAGGCGCAACGATTTACGGAGAAGGCGACAAACTCGCAAGCATTACATTCTTCGAGTTAGCGAAGCGGTACGGAACCCTTCACCTGTTTTACATGAACACAGACGCAGATGTCGCAGCTTCCCGGAGAGAAGAGAGAAGCAAAGAGACAGGGAAGACTCAAAACCCATCATGGGCAAAGGGAAGAGCAACGAAGCATTACAACCTAGCCATGAACTACAGAGCAATCATGCTGCCCGGAGGAAGACCGGTTAGCGAGATTACTCAAATTATGACAGACTGTTTATCCTACGGAAAAGGAAACGCATGAGCAGGAAAAAAACGCCTCCTCCGGCGGTGCTAGATAAAGAATTACAGATTATCGAGTTACGCAGAGCAGGAGTAACTTGGGAGAAGATTGCACGCGAAGTCGGGTTCAAGAATGCAAGCGGGGCATACAAGATGTACCAGCGCGCAGCGGAGCGCATGATACGACCAAGCCTAGACGAGTACCGGGAGACAGTTCTAGACAGATTTGAGCGCATGCACTTAGCGGTGTGGCCGAGAGCAAAAGAAGGCGACCTACGAGCGATTGACACAGCGTTACGGATAGCGGAGAAGGAAATCAAACTACTGGGGCTAGACGCTCCAACGAAGATTACAGCGGAGGTAACAGTCTATGAGGGTCAGCAACTCATTGAACACACAGCCCGAATTATTGAACTCATTAGACAATCTCGCGGCGCGCAGGGCAACATGGGCAGCAGTCCTAGCGAGAGAAGAGCAATTACCGACTGAGGAAGACTGGGCAATCTGGCTGTATCTGGCAGGACGCGGAGCAGGAAAGACACGCACCGCAGCAGAGTGGATTGTGTGGCAGGCGCTCACAAAGAATTGGACACGCTGGGCAGTAATCGCACCGACATTTGGCGACGTCCGAGACACCTGCGCAGAGGGAGAGTCAGGCATTATCCCTATCCTCCACCAATACGGCGCATTGGATTACTACAACCGCTCAACCGGCGACATCAAACTTACCAACGGCAGCAGGATTAAACTCTTCTCGGCAGCGGAGCCTGACCGATTACGCGGTCCGCAACATCACGGAGCATGGTGTGACGAGTTAGCAGCTTGGGATTACCCGGACACATTCGACCAGTTACAGTTCGGCCTACGCCTCGGAGACCACCCGCAGACAATCATTACGACGACACCAAGACCGACCTCGCTCATCAGACAGTTAGTAGCGAGAGAAGACGGAAGCGTCAAGGTAGTAAGAGGCTCAACCTTCGATAACGCAGCGAACCTAGCACCGAGCGCACTCGTAGAATTACAGGCACGATACAACGGAACAAGGCTCGGCCGGCAGGAACTCTACGGAGAAATCCTCGACGATGTAGAAGGCGCATTGTGGACGAAGGGGGTAATCGACCGCAACAGAGTAGAGACCGCACCTCCGTTAGCCCGGATAGCAGTCAGCATTGACCCGGCAGTAACTAACACGAAAGACAGCGACGAAACCGGAATACTCGTAGTCGGAAGCGACGCAGCAGGCAACGGGTACGTCTTAGCAGATTACTCATTCAAGGGCAGCCCTAACGATTGGGCGCAAAAGGCGGTACAAGTCTTCCGTGAACACAAAGCAGACTCAATCCTTGTGGAAGTCAATCAGGGAGGCGACATGGTGACAGCAGTTCTACGGCAAGTGGACATGAGTTTACCGATTCAGGAAGTTCGGGTACACATTGGAAAGAAGCTTCGCGCAGAACCGGTAGCAGCGATGTACGAGCAAGGCCGAATAAAGCATGTAGGAAGTTTTGACAAACTAGAAGAGCAGATGACGACATGGACACCGGACAGCAGCGACAGTCCGGACAGATTAGACGCGATGGTGCAAGGGTTTAGCAGCTTGATTGGAACGAGCAGCGCAGCAACATACTTCAACGCAATAGCAAACTTCTGTACGAAGTGCGCGCTACCAATGCCGAAAAGCGCGAGTCGCTGTTTCAAGTGTGGTACTGCTATCATTACGCGAGCCTGATTTACAAGGGGCATTAACTAGGGAGATACCATGGGTCTACGCGACCGTATCGCAAAAGCAATAGCCGGCACAGACATTGAGAAGGCTCCAAACCTTCCAGCAGGCGCAGTCACAATGAACGAACAGCAAATGCGAAACGCAGTACCCGGCGCAATCGGCCAAAACTACGGAACAGTAAACGCACTCCCACGCAATCCATTACTAGCGGGCATACCTTTCGGTCCGGGTATTCCAATCACACCGGGCGCAATCAATCCGGTAAATCCAGCAACAGGAAGACCGGAACCTCGACGCTACGAATACCAAGTAGCACAGAACATCAACATTACAGAGACGCGTCTAGTACCTTTCAAGACACTACGCGCAGCAGCAGACCAGATTGACATTCTTCGCCGATGCGTAGAAGTAATCAAGGGAAAGACAGTCGGCCTAGATTGGGACATTGTCCTCGGTACAGACGCAAGCGAAAAGATAGTTGCGCAAAGCGGAGGAGACCATGTACGCGCAATGATGAAGGCGCGCGAAGATTTGAACGACGAAATAAACCGCGTGCGTACTTTCTGGGAAAACCCGGACAAGGCAAACGGATTGACATTCACAGATTGGTTGAACATCGCGCTAGAGGAAATCCTCGTAATTGACGCGCTCGCCATTTGGCCACAAAAGACAGTAGGCGGAGACCTTTACGGATTGCAGATTCTCGACGGAGCAACGATTAAACCGATGCTAGACGACAGAGGAATGCGACCAATGCCACCGCAAGCGGCATACCAGCAAATCTTGTACGGATTTCCACGCGCAGAGTTCAGCGCAAACAATGACGACCCGAAAGCAGACGGCGAGTTCACTAGCGACGACCTTGCATACCTAGTGCGCAACCGCAGAACAACAAGCGTGTACGGATACAGCCCGGTTGAGCGAGCGCTACCACTAGCAGACATCTACCTACGCAGACAACAATGGATTCGCGCGGAGTACACAGACGGCGTAATGCCTGAACTGATGTTCGGAACAGACGCAACATGGGGAACGAATCCTGACCTTCTAAGAGCTTGGGAAAACATTCTCAACGACGATTTAGCAGGACAGACAGAGCAGCGCAAGCGCGCACGACTATTGCCAACAGGGCTAACACCAATCAGCAACGATTCATACGGCGAAAAGTTCAAGGACACGCTCGACGAATTCCTTATCGCTTCTATCTGCGGTCACTTCGGAGTACAACCGACAGAGATTGGGTACAACCCTAAAGGCGGATTAGGCGGAGCAGGATTTGAAGAAGGCAAGGCCAGCAACGCAGACGCACTCGGAGTGCAACCGCTGATAAATTGGCTGAACAAGGTAATGACAAACCTTTCATACGCTTATCTAGGCATGCCACGCGAACTAGAGTTCCGCCTAATGCCAAGCAAGCGTCAAGACGACGAAGCGAGCGCACGCAAGGCGCAGATAGAAGTAACAAGCGCAGGCAAAACAGTAAACGAGCGCCGCAGCGACCTCGGACTACCGCTACTAGATACACCGCAAGCAGACATGCCAATCCTAGTAAGCGGCAGCGGCGTGTACCTATTCTCACCCGAAGGAATAATCAACGCAGCAACGACAGAGAGCGCTGCGCAGCTTGACCAAGATGGAGCAGAGATTCCCGAGGAAAGCGAAGTAATCCCGGAGGAAGAAGTACCACCGGTAGCAGCGCCGGAGGAAGTAGCAGCCGAAGTAAAAGCGTTCATGAAGTGGGCAGCAAAGGGAACCCGCAAACGAGAGTTCGACTTCAAGATGATTGACCCGATTGTCGGCGAAGCACTTAACCGTTGCGCAGTAGAAGGCGACCTCGATACGGCAAGGTCATTGGCGAAGGCCTACCTAGCATGAATTGGGGCGCACACAAAGCAGATGTGCGCATAGCGGCGAAAAACTCGGTAACAATGCGCGCAGCACTACGGGCAAGCATCAATCCGCAGTCAATCTACGAGGCGTACCAAGACACGCAACCGTATGTAACGGATAACAACGCGCAAGACCGCGCACGCGCGCGAGCATGGGCGATGCTGCATGTAAAGATTGACCCGGAACCAATCGAAGCAGCGCTCATAAAGATTTACGCAGACGGATTCCTCCTCGGATTAGATTCCAGCGAAGAAGCGTTCAACAGAGCGGAAAAGGAATTCAACAAAGCCGCGCTCACAAAGGCAGACGAATACATAGACTGGGCAAACTGGAAGCCGGGTAACCGCGCAGCTTCATTGTTGTTCAGACCGACAGGAGCGTTCAAGCAGATACTCGATAACGCGGGAATTGTAAGCAAGACAATAGCGAAAGCCGGATACGACAGAATCGGAACAGCGCTGTCGGACTCAATAGCGGCAGGCTTCTCACCGGGCAGAGCAGCAAAGGTCATAGCGGCGAAGATAGGCGACCCGGCGCGAGCGCTAACTATCGCAATCACGGAACAAAACCGCGCAATAAGCATGGCGACAATACAGAATTACCAGCGGTTCGGGCTAGAAAAGATGGAGTGGAGCGGCGCAATGCCATGTGACATTTGCGCACCGAACGAAGGACAAGTTGTACCAGTCGGCGGAACATTCAGGAGCGGAAACACGCAACCGCCGGTACACCCGAACTGCCGCTGCGCATTACTGCCATACCTAGATGACAGCTTCTACGCGGAACCGACCGGAGGCATGAACCTACTACCAGCAGAGGGAACAGCAGTACCAACAGCGCCGGCAAAAGACAGATACCTAACAGGCAAAGATTTGAAGGCTCTAGGAAAAGAGCAGGCAATCGACATAGGCGAACTGTCAAAGGAAGATTCCGTAGCCCTGCACTATTACAAGGGCATTAACTACATGAACATAAACGGATACCTGCGTCAAGGCGAAGGCTTCTTCAAACTAGGACAAGACCCTATTGAAAATGCACGCATTACAGGGATTTGGAACGAAAGAATTCAACGAATACAAAACACAATCCAAGCAACGCAGCCAATCACGGAAGAGTTTGTCACCTTACGCGGTCTTTCAGGAAAGTTTGCAGATGAAGTGTGGGAGTCAGCGCCGGGCAGCGTGTTCCAAGATAAAGGGTTCGTCTCGACGACTACCAGTAAGGCGACAGCAAAAGAGTTCGGAGGCAAGACACAATTAGTAGTTATCAACCCGGTCGGCACAAAGGGGTTGGCGATTGAAGAAGTTATCGACGTAGAAAAGGCGTTAAAAGAATACGAGTGGCTTCTACCCGCCGGCACAAAATTCGAGATAGTATCCAAACAAGAAATAGAAATAGACGACAGATTTATACGACAGATTAAAGTGAGGGTGGTTAAATGAGTAAAGACAGATTCGTAGACGACGGCAAGGGCATAGTCTGGATTAACCGCATACCGGAGCAGGCAGACGAAAGACCGGATACACAGGGTACAATTACCGAACAATCAGAGGAGCAATAATGGCGCTAAAACACATCAACAGTCAGGTTCAAACAACAGCAACCCTAATCGCTTCATTACCTCCAAGCATGGGGCGCAACATCGCAGTACAGATTTACAACAATCACTCATCTCCTATTTACATCGGCGACGACACCATTACAACAAGCGGAGCAACAATCGGACGACCAATGAGCGCAACAAGTTCATTCCAGTTGTGGCTCAACGGCGGCGACAAGATTTACGCAATTTCTGCGGCTCAAACAGCCGACGGAGCTTGTATTGTGACTTTCTCAGCGTAAAATGCCATACCACATCGGCGAAGAGGGAACGAGCGGTTGCTCGGGATTTCCTGTTGTCAAAGACAGCGACGGAACCGTCATGGGGTGCCACAAAACAAAAGAAGACGCAAAGAAGCAGTTAGCAGCGCTATACATCAACGAGCCGGAAGCAAACAAAAGCGCCGGACATGTACCACCGCAGGAAGTACGCAATAACGCAAAGCGCGGATTAGAGTTACGCAAGAAGTACAACAGAGGCGGAACCGAAGTCGGCGTAGCACGCGCAAGAGATTTATCTAACGGAGCGGCGCTATCATTAGACACGATTAAACGCATGAACTCATACTTCGCACGTCACGAAGTAGACAAGAAGGGTGAAGGCTGGGGCAAAGACAGCGCCGGCTACATCGCTTGGTTACTATGGGGCGGAGACGCAGGCTGGTCTTGGGCTAAAAGAATACTAAGAGAAAATGAAACTAAGGAGAAATCAACCGTGAACGATTTAACAACAGCATTCTTCCAGATTGTAAAGTCTGACAAGAATGCAGATGGAACAATGATGGTTTACGGCAAAGCGACCGATGACTCCATAGACATTGACCAGCAAATCTGTGACCCTACATGGCTCGACAGCGCAATGCCTGATTGGTTCAAGAGCGGCGGCAACATCAGAGAGCAGCACAGCAACATTGCAGCAGGCGTAGCAAAGGAATACGAGAAGAAGGCAGACGGGCATTACATTCACGCACTCGTCGTAGACCCAATCAGCGTCAAGAAGGTAGACACCGGAGTTCTCAAAGGATTCAGCATTGGTATCAAGTCTCCACGCATTGTCCGTGACGAGAAGGCAGCAAACGGAAGAATTATTGATGGGCAGATTGTAGAAGTCAGCCTAGTAGACCGACCAGCAAACCCGAACTGCCAGCTTGTGCTTGCCAAAAGCGACGACGCAAACAAGGGCATTTGGAAAGTAGAAGAATTGATTGAGAAGGCAGACAAGAAGCCGGACTACGCGTCAATCAACGAAGGCGGAGAGAAGTCCGAACCGTCTGACAAAGATTTATACAACCGAGTAAAGGCAGAGGCAAAAGAGAAGTTCGACGTCTACCCATCTGCGGTAGCAAACGCTTGGGTCGTCCGTGAATACAAGAAGCGCGGCGGAAAGTACAAGCGCAAGACCGAAAAGTCTGTACAATTACAAGGCAAACAAGAGGAGTACGACATGACAACAGCGCTAGAAATCGTAAACACAGCAAAGTCGTTGGCAACCGGCGACACAGTCAAGTACGATAAAAAACTTTACGAAGACGCACGCACAGCATTAGCGCAACTCATTGTCGTAGAAGCAAACGAGATGGACACAGAGGGTCATAACGAAGAAATGTCTCTCTCACACTTACTAGCCGCAGTACATCATCTATTCGCTTGGTACGAGGGCGAAAAGGCAGAGGGAGAAGTCATGGAAGAAGAGACAATCGAATTAGCAGCAGGAAAAGACAAAGAATTAAAGCCGATGAAGGGCGAGACAGAAAAGGAATACAAGGCTCGCTGCAAAGAAGCAGGCATGGACGATGAAACCATCAAGGCAATGTGCGATAAGTACATGGGCGCAAAAGAAGACGCAGAAAAGAGCGCAGATGTCGAGAAGTGTTTGGAATGTGGCTGCAATCAACCGGGTCAGACACATGGCATGGATAAACTTCCTGATGGTTCCAATGTATCTACTGCGGTTATGGTATCTCCAAGCGAGACTCCAAAGAGCGCGGAAGCAACAGAGACAGAATTAGAAGAGCAAGAATTACCAGTCACCGAAGAAGCAGCGCCGGCGGAAGAAGCCGATGACGCAGCTTCAAAAGAAGATTCCACTACTGAAAATGTAGAGGAAGAAATCAAAGCCATCGTGGAGGAAGCAGTAAAGAGCGCAACGAAATCCCTTACCGTAGAGATTGCCAATCTACTCGCAGCAAAAGAGGCTGCGTCAGAAAAGGCAGTAGGTTTGGAGACTGAGTTAGCGGCTGCAAAGTCACTCGCGGTAGCCGGTGGTCCAAAGCGGACTATCAAGCCAATAGACCACGCGTCAAACGACCTATTGGTCAAGGCAGCCACATACAAGGCTAAAGCAGACGCAACAACCGACCCGGATTTAGCAAAGGGCTACAAAGCACTTTACGAGGAGTTCCTCAAGAAGTCAGCAGCCTCTAGCGAATCCAACTAACCGAAAGGAATACCGCACATGGCCGAAATGCCACGCGCTAAAGACCTCTTCGGCGACGCAACACCGGTAGACGCAGCAAAGCGCATGGAGGAGTACACCGAGTCACTCGGTAAGTCTCTTTCAAACGCTTCATCTGTACCCGGACTTGCTCCAGCCGCAGACCCAGTCTCAGCAATCGAAGCACTCGTAGCAAACAAGTCACTAACAGGAGACGCACTTGCTGGTCTTAACAACGCTCTAGCCTCACAGCGCACAGCGATGCAGGACATTCAGAAGGACATCTCTCTAACATCTCCACTATCAACATCTTTCGCAGCCTTCGACCTAGAAGCACCTGCAAAGCTTCTAACACCACGTCCAACACCTCTACGTAACCGTATCCCACGCAAGAAGGGCGTCGGCACATCACACCGTGTCAAGCGCATTCTCGGATACACAGGTACAGGTACAGGCGGAGTTGGAAACACATGGCCGGGAATCACCGAAAGCACAACAACAGCATTCGGTTCAATCAACTTCGAGCGTGGTCCAAAGATTTCCTACGCAGCAGATGATTTGATTCTTCCTTACAACTCATACTCACTATCTGACAGCGTGTCATTCGACGCAAACTTCTCAGGTATGGGCTACCAAGACCTACGCCAGTTGTCATCTACATCTACTCTCTACGCAACAATGTTGATGGAAGAGCGCATGATGCTTATGGCACGCGGAACAGCAAGCGGATACGCCGGCGCTCTAACAGCACCGACATTCGCTCTCGCTTCTCCAGTAGCAGCAGGTTCACAGACCGCACTAGCCGCAAACACTTACTATGTAAATGTCACGGCAGATGCAGGTATCTCGGGTTCAGGTTTCGGTGAGTCAATCCTCGGAACGGAAGCAAGCACAACCGTAGCGTCAGGCGATGTACTAACAGTCGCAGTCTCAACAGCGGTTTCAGGCGCACTTGGTTACAACATTTATGTTGGAACAGCAACAGGCGCAGCAAACTTGAAGTATGTCGGTACCCTAAAGGGAACAGGCACATTCACAGTTCAGGGCGCAACTTCAATCCAGCGCACAGGCAACACAGCACCATTCTCAACAAGTGGTGCCGCAGCTTCACGCGCTTCTGCTGACACATCTGCATACGCAACAGGATACGACGGAATTCTTCCAACAGTACTTGGCGCAAACAGCGGATACAACAACGCAATCAACTCAACATTCTCAACCTCTAATCCGGGTGCGGAATACAAGACAGTCTTCGCGGGTCTATACGACTCAGTAAAGGCTGACCCTGACCTAGTACTTCTAAACGGTAACGACCGTAAGCAACTTTCTGACGCAATCAAGAGTGGCTCAACAGCGAACTACCGTCTAACAATTGACAATCCGGGAACAGGCGGAACCACATACGGTTCAATCGTTACTGGTTTGCAGAACGAAGTAACAGGAAAGTCTGTAGACCTAGAAGTACACCCATGGTTACCACAGGGCGTATCACCGGTTCTATCATTCACACTTCCAATCCCAGACACAGAGGTCTCCGATGTATGGAGCAACTTCATGGTTCAGGATTACATGGGTATTCAATGGCCTGTAACACAGTTCGCTTACGAATTCTCAACTTACTTCCGTGGAACATTCTTCTGTACCGCTCCAGCATGGAACGGCGCAGTATCAGGTATTGTTTCTGCATAACGAGTAAGGCAGGAGGGGGAGCGTTCCACGCGAGCGCTCCCTCTTCTTTACTAAACGAGGGGGCAGCATGGCAAAGAGAATGGTCGCACCGGATAAAGGCGTGCGCGAGACACAAATAGGCAACAGACTTTACGCACCGAATAAGCAAGGCATTTACACAGTAAGCAACAGCGACGCAAAAGCAATGAAGGCCGAAGGATTTATAGAAGCTTCTTTAATGGGAGCAACGACCAATAACGAAAATCTCGGATACACTTGCGTAGAGTGCGGCTTCGGTAGTTGGTTCAAAATGTGCAGCCGGTGCGGTCACGATAACGGCAACGGAATTAAAACAGACGGAGATTAAACATGGCGACCGGAGTAACGACGCAGCACCCGTTCTTTGAAAACCCTTACCTCACCGTCACCGAATACAAAACCGCACCGACAGCGATTGACTTCGACAATCTAGTAGTCGGAGGAAATGCAGCAGCGCAAGACGCAGAATTAGCAAACGTCATTCTACGCGCGTCAAGTTTCATGGACGAATACCTCAATCAAAACCTTAATGCTTCGACTCAGGTTGAAAATCAACGAACAAGAATGACGGCAAACGGATTCCTCGCAATCCACCCGAACAATAACCCGATTATTTCCTTACAAAGCTTGTCCTATGGAACAGACCCGAATAACCTAGTCGTGTTAAGCGACCCGTCAAAGGCGTGGTTCGAAGACCAGCAAATGATAATCCCGTTGTCCCAGTTGTCCTTAAATTACTCATCACAGGGAGCGCTCGGCTTCGGCGCAGGAGCAGCACCAAGACAGCAAATGTTTGTAACATACAATTACACCTCCGGCTATGTAAACAGCCTCATAGCGA